CGCAGGCCCACCATCTCGAGGCGCAGCTGCTACATTCTCCCCGTTTGTCCATACTACCTTAACATTACCTAAATAAGTTTTACCTTGTTTAGCTTCACGTTCTTCTTTTGTTTGCTCAACTATGATAGGTCCTTGATTACCAAATTGATCAACTTCGTCATTTAAGGTAATTGTAATCGGTAAGTATTTACCTTTCTTACCAACAATAACTTTGTCTTTTGGTATCTCAGACAAATTGAGACTTGCTTTAATTATACTTGCCATTATACGTAAGCATTTAATTGATTAAACATTCTTTGCAACTGATCTTTAGTTGCTCCAGTAGTACGCCTTAGATTATCTACGGCTTTTACATGGTTTTGATTAGTGTAAAAGTTATCTACACTTGTTTCAATTCCTGTAACTGTACATACTCTCATTTGTGGTTTTCTGGTTCTTGCCATTTTTTAAAGGGTTTTGTTAATTTAATTTTACGTTTAGTCCTCCTATTCCTAACACTGATTGAAACATAGCTTCATGGTAATGAGCTTCTGCTGCATCTAAAGAATGGAATAATACTGTTAGTCCTTCTGTATCAATATTTGATTGAGTTCTATGGTAAGACTCTCTTGCATATAGATCTTTTGTTATACCGCAATAATGTATACTTGGTATATAATATACAAACCATCCTCCAGTTTGCCTTGACTTTCTATATCTTACTCGTCTTGCTTTTGTCTCTGGTCTACTTTCGTATTCTTTTATTCTTTCTTCTTTAGTCATAATTATAAATGTCTGTGAATAGCTTGTCTACTTAAGTTAAGCACCTTGGCTATATAGGTTATTGATTCATTTGGTAAAAGTTCTTGGATCATTTTAATTTTAACTTTTGTTTTAAGCTTTGGATTATTACTAATATCCATAACTTGTTTTGTAGCTTCAAGATTTTTTTTCATCTCATAAAAATAAGACGAAGCTGCCTTGACTCTGCGTTCAGTTAATTCTTTTGACCAATTATATAACCAGCTTTGTAGCCAGCTATAAGGTTTTTTCCAGTCCTCAAAACCGTTTATGTAATGTAAATCCCACTTGTTTCCGTGTATTTTATGATACCACCAAAACTCATAGCCATCAAAAGTAATCTTATGATTTTCAGGTTTACACAACAACTCTAGTTCTTCATCAGACCAACTTGTTATGTTCATATCTATTTCCATTTGGTTATATTTATATTATTACACGTTTACAGTGGAACTTACATTATATGTAAACATTTATTTTATAAATTATTTATTATCAGTTGCTTAAGAATAGTAAAAATATTACTATAACGTCTTGTTAATAAAATAATTACTTGGATCGAAATCCGGGTTTTGGTAAAACAATTTGTATTGTTCCGCCGCTTGTTGAACTTTGTCTGCTCCTCTTTCGTAAAACTCAGGCGAGCAATCAAATATTCCTATTTGGTGCGTAGTTTTGTCTATAACTATAAACAACATTTCATAACCAAATAATTTACTATAAATGTAAGCTTGTGAGTCGTAATTGTATCGCCATGCTGAGCTACGAAATTTTGTTATATCACTTGTGGTTTTTAAATCAATGATCAAACCTTCTTCGTGATTAACAATATCCGCCTTGCCTTTCCATTGCAATCCTTCTAACTCTGTAATTCCAGGCTTTTCGTATTCTATAGTTTGGTTACGGATTAAACCACGACAAACATCATTTTCCATTATTTTGTCTGTCATTAATTCAATCTGATCTACCTCGTGCTGTAGAAGACAAAGCTCACCGCCTGAAATCTCTTTATACGCTTTGGTATTCCGCGTAGAACTTTCAATCACTTTATACTTTTTCAGTTTATCTGGCTCGAGTATTGCAGTGTGAAAGTAGCCGCCAACTAAAAACGCTGCTGACGGCTTTGATGGTTCACCGAGCGCTAAAGGATTTGTTAATAGAGTTGATATATCACTATTTGACAAATATTGTTTACCAAACTTGCCATAGTAATGTTCATCATCTCTTAACTTCGCAATAGCCTCTTCTTTTTTCATCTAGAGTGTTGTTAGTGCTTTTTCAACTTCAGCACTTAATTTATACTTCTTTTTGATAGCTTCAAGTTTTCCGCCTGCTTTAACGTAATCCTTCGCTTTAGCAAATGCAGGATCTTTTGTCGATGTTAGCGTAGCAGTTGCACTCTTGCCATGGTCATTCATAGCGTCACTATCTTGAGTGTCATCTATTAGGAATAAATTACCTAATGCATATTTCTTCCCATAACTCGACGCGCTACCAAATTGCTGAGGTGTTTGCATACCTTTTTGATTAAGGTCGACACCAACAATAGCTGTAGCGTGTATAGCATTTTCGCCATCAGAAATTGTAGCGATAGATTTTAGCATAGGCGGAAAGTTTGCCTTATCACCAAAATAATCTTTAATCAACTTTTCTTTAATGGTTACTGTTACTCCTAACTCTAATAGAAAGGGTTTTGTTGCTTCGAGAATGTCTTCGGCTGATCGGAAGTAGTATTTGCCGAATGAGTTAAACCTACTTTTTTTCGATTTAAACTTTGTCTGGATCGTTGCCAGTTTGTCATTTAAGGTCATATGGTTTATGCTTGGTTTACTATTATATAATTACACATAATTTTTGTTTTTTAAATACCTAACTTATAGATAATCAATCACTTGATTAGCGTCAGTGTTAGCGATAAGAGTATCAATTGCTTCCTTCTTTATTTGTGAAACTCTTACATTTGCCGTGTTAACATTAATACCCAAAAAGCTTGCTATTTCATTTGCTGACATTTTATCTGTATCTAAGCCAAAGCTAAGTCTTAAGACGTGATATTGCTGCTCATTTAGGTGTTGTTTCATTAAACTTAATAAATAAGTATTAAGTAATGTTATGTTATATGGCTCACTCTCGTCTGGTATTTGATATAATGGATTGTCGTCTGTTTGCTCATAATTAGCATCAATTGATGAAAATATAGAGTTGAAAAACATTGTAACAATTTTTTCATCTTTTGGACTTTTGCGTATCTCATTAAGCTTGTGCTCTGGTATACGTATATCGCCGCGATTAATATCTATCGCACGTCTTATTGCTCCTTTAATGCGTTTACTAAAAAATGATTTTAAAGTTTTTTCAATATCATCAGAATCAGTAAGCTTTTCCCATTCAAGCTTATCAACTGCTAGTATTAATCCTTTATTACCTTCTTGTATTAGATCATTTATGCTTAATATTCCAGAAGCTTGTTCTGATGTAGCGAACTTACGTGCTAAATTCTCTACAAGAGGCATAAACTTTATAATTAGTTCATCACGAGTATACTCATCATAAAACTTTCCAGGAGGCATAGACCGTTTAAGGTCTTCCTTATACCTTATATAGTTTTGTACATTGTACTTTTTCATAGTTGTTGATTAAGTAATTCTTTTTCTTTCTTAAGTTCGTTACTCATATTTCTGTATATAGTTCTTGTTGAGCAGCCTAATGCATCGGCTAAGCGAGCCGCGGTAATTTTTATATTGCTATCATTTATAAGTAGCATTGCATCGTATATTTCGCTTTCAGATATTTTAGATCTTCCAACAAGTTTACCTACTATAGTTAGCTTTTGTCTCATGTCCAGCCCGGTAAAGTCTTTAAATATAACTTTACGTAATTTATTAGGAGGAGGTGTATCTAGCTCCATCAAAGATACATCGTATATCATACTTTCTCTAAGTTGATCAGACACATTGAATGTTACAAAGCCTGTACGTTTATTACAAATGTATTTAACAAGCCCTGCAAAGCCTTCTTGATCCAATTGAGGGTTAAGATACCATAATACATACAAATGCCATTTAAGGCTCTTATATGTGTTTATTTTAGCCCGTGAATTAAATAGTGTATAGCATTCGCGTGTACCATCTTTGTAATACCATCCCCAATCAAATGTTTCTGTTGGTTTGTCGTTAATTGGATTTTGGCGGTATATAATACGATGCTGTTCTAGGTATTTGGTATTTCGGTCGTACTGTGACATTAGCCTCTTACTATTATATATATACAAGCTAACGTCGCATAAATGTGATCAGCTTGTATCTACGTTGGTATTTGTGAAACAAATTTATTTTATTTTCATTAATTTCAAGTATCAATGCATCATTAAGTATTTCATACTTTAATGTCCATATTCTGTTTTGCAGATAATTTAGGTGACGCCTTTTTCTTCTGAAATTCTTTAACTTTTTTGCTAATGTTTGCATAATTCGTTGATGTAAAGTGGTCGTATAATTTTTTGCTCATTCTTATTTCTTATAGTGTGTTTTTCGTTTTCATAATAATTCCAATATGCAGCTAAGCTACTAGTGTCTTTGTATTCGTCTGGCATACATTGTGGTGGCTCAACAAATCCATTGTCGGGCATACCAATCGGCGGATACATTAAAGCTTCACGACACTTAGCAATACTAAGGTGATGCTTATTGTATCTAGCTGTATACTCTTTGCCTAATGCAAGCATGTGGTCGTATAGCCAATTGTAATGCTGTGTACTCTCACGTACCCATACAGTACTTGGATGATTAAGGTGTGCTTTTTTGTATGGCACATTGTGTCCGTTGCTATACACGTGGTGAGCAGTGCATAACATTTGCGCGGACTCTAGTATCATTTTTACTTTGTGCTTGTCATAAAAGAAACTAGCTGCTTTAGCCGGGTCCGGGTGTAAATAAAATATGTTCATATTCTTCCGTCTGGATTAAATTCTTCAGGATAGTCTTTAATTACTAATTCAATATAAAAGAATATTAAATCAAGTACAATCGCTCTGTACATTTTATTAAAGTATACATAGCTTATACCTAAAGGGTATTGTCCTGCGTATGTTCCTGTTTTAAGCCTCATAATTAAACCATTCTTCTATTAATTCTGAATGATAACCAACGCCGTGCGCAACTTTTCTTACAAGCTCCATGAACTCATCAAAAGTAACGTCGTCATGATCGGTTTCAATACTTGCTTTTTCGTCGTAATGTTCTACTGTTATTTTCATATTTCTTTGTATATTTCGTGGTATTGCACCTCAAATTCTTCACGTATTTCGCGGCCATATCTGGTGTTAAAACCATAGCTATGCGTACCTGTTAAAGGCTCTTGCTCAATCATGAAATGAAAGATTTGTTTAGGTGTATACCCATATATATTTGCTACAACCCTGCAAGCTTCAGCCATACGTTTTAAGTCATGCCGTACTTCACCATAGTTTTCAGTTATATAATCTTTTATATACTTTTGTGATATAGTATTATTCATAGTGTTTGTTTAATAATATCGTCGCTACTTCTTCGCTGATCATATTTTCGTTGTATAGTTTCCATATTAGCTTACTCATAGTTACGTAGTGTTTTATACAGAGGATGACGATAGCTGCCAGCTTTTGTACGTTCAAAATATGTAAACGTAGCACGCTGGCCGATATAATCGTGTACATTTTCAAGTATTTTACGACGATCTGCAAAGTCATAGCCTTTACCGATAGGGCAACCAAATTTAACGCCATCGTCATCTTGCATAAGAAACTTACCGATTAAACCAGTGAATTTACCTTTGCCCGCTACGTAGCCAATAATAGTAGCCTCGGTGTCGTGAAAGTCTTTAAACTTTTGTAGGTTATATGAACGTTTGCATTCGTAAGGACGATCAAGACGAAGTATAGAGCCTTCGTAACCGTTTGCTAAAAACCCATCAGTGTGCAAATTCAAAGCCTCTTCGTATTTATTAACCTCGTATGTGTCAACAAATTTAACGCAATAGCTTACGGGTAATTCAGCTTTCAGCCAAACAATACGGCTAGAAAATTTTGCTTGACGTAAAGCAGGACCGGGTATGTAATCATAGCAGTGAAATTGTACGTAGCCTGCAGATTCGACGCGATCGCCTTCTTTAGGTTTTGTTTTACGAACAAGTGAGATAATTTTTTCGAAATCATCTTTTAGTTCGTGGTTGTACAATTCGCCGTCAAGAATTACATCTGGGTACTTTTCAAAAAACGGTTCCAGATTAACTGTAATATGGTGAATATTTAGCCACTCTTTACCTGTGCGCGAATAAGCGCCGTCTTTTGATATTACACAGCGTACGCCATCTAGCTTTGGTTGCATAAAGACCTTCTCGGACCAGTCGACTTCTTTATTGCCTACTTTGTATGCGAGCATTGGTTGTATCATAATTTACTTAATTTGTTTTGTAATATTCTTATTTTATTTTGTACTATAGAGCACTTTTCGTATTCTTGTTTTTCCTCATACTGCGACAATAGCGTCATAAGTCTAGCTAATTCAGCTAATAATAATTGCTCTTCGTCTGGCGCTACTACATAACCTGCGCCAAACATTTTTTCTACATCATGAGTGAATTGCTGATCCCACTCTTTTTGCTTTTTAATTAAGCCTTCCATTACAAGATCAGCAATCCGTTCTGCTAGATAATCTAATTCTTCATGATTCATTAACCCACTTTATTATATCGCCATTTACCAATAATGTAGCGGTTAATAAATTTACCTTTAGATGTAGCGTTAAATAATCCATGCCAATAAAAAGATGGAACATTTTCATAGTTATAAATACCACCGTTTTTATAGAACAATCTTAAACGTTTAGTCACATTGTTGTACTGTGCATCGTGAATGCACTCAGAGTCCACTAGGACTTTTTCAATTATATTACTCATAGTTTTAATTTATTATCGATTATACTTCGTATTAACTTTGTAAATTTTAATGGAATACTAATCCCACCTTATGGTTTTTACTAAACCATTTCGTTGCCATCAAATCAATGTTAGAAGCATCCACATACCCAGCAGATAGAAGAGCGCTAGAAGTAGAAAAGATTTTTGTATGTCTGTGTTTTCTTTCATTTATCATATGTTTTTGCTTGCCTGAATCACTGAATATAATATCGTAATTGTCTGGCAATGAGGTTTTTAGTATTAAATCTACCATATTGGTGTAACTGTAAAACCGTACGCTTGGGTTGTGTATAGCAATTTGTATCCACTTTTTTAGATATGCGCCGGAATAATAATCACCGCTATCATGGACACGCACGTAATCGGGTTTCTTACGCTTTATCTCTGCGTTCATTGCATCAACGAAATCGTCGGTCTTGGTTAGTTCGTAACGTTTTTCAAACGCCGGTTTTACATTACTCCATATGTAGGCTCCCTTCTTGGCATAGCAGAACTTTACACAAGTATCCGCCATGGGGCACGTCAGTTTACCGCTTGCACTTTTATATGCTGGTATACCGAAATTAAATACCCTAAGCCCTAATTCTTTACTGGTCTTTTTTAATTTACTATTCTGAGTCAGAAGATTCATAGTATTCAATTATTCTTTCAATATCATCTTCCATATCCACAATCTCTTGTGCTAGTTCATAAAATAGTTTGAAACCGCGTAACTCGTCGGAGCCGAAGTCGTATACATTACGCTCTTCGATAGCGTATATGCAGTCTTGCATGTCTTTTGCCGTATTCTCGAAGCGGCAATAACTCATATTTGGCATAATTTTAGTATTAATCTAGCAATACCATATAGGCTTCAATGTTGTTTTTCTGAAACCAACGTAGTGCTTTGTGAAATTCATTTATTTGTTTTTGTGTTACTGTTTTAGGTGCAACTTCCATTACATATTGGCTACCCATAATAAAATCGTACATAGACAATTCAACACCGTTTAATGTATATTCTTCGCCACTAAACGGATTTGTTACGGTTTCGCCTTTGTCGTATATTACGCCTTGAAACCATTTAGGCACCAACTGTTTCGTATTCATAACCTTCTTCAATTAATTCGTTTTCAACTTCTTGTTTTTTATCATTATAGTATTCGTCATATACGTTATCAACAATATCCTTAAACTCGTAGTTATCGTCGTCTAATTCTTGAAAATATATTTCGTTACCGTCTATCATGGCGTCTTGCATTTTTTCAAGCCAATCGCTTTCATAGTAGTATATGTCCTCATTAACAGAGGGTCTTTGATCGTCATCGGTAGCAATCCACACCTCATACCCATCAGCTGTTGTTTCGGTATAGAACATAATATCTGGATTATTAGACCAATTAGCTGTTATTGTAAAGTCAAAATGGTTTTGAATTTTTTTCAGCTTGTATTCATGGTCTAAATCTTCGTTAGGCAATACGTTAATTTTACGTAACCTATTTTCAATTAGTTCATCGGTTAGTATTTTACTCATAGTCGTTAGATATTAAAATGTTGTCGCCGTATTTAAAATCATAAGCCGTGACTCTAAATAGATCAAGATCGGTAAATGTATATAATGAGCTAATGTCGCTAATTTTTAGGTCACTATAAAATGTAGTGCTAGAAAACGCTTCAACTATAGAGTCAATAGAAGCTTTGTATTTGTCATTTTTAGGCGAATGTAACGCCTCTTTAATTTCAGGCTTTAGCCTTTCGTAAATTGTCAGTCTTTTACTCATTGTTTAGTTTATTATATTATCGATTTGTTTTCGTATTTAGTTTGTAAATTTTCTAACGCTAATTTATAGCCATACTGCATTGCCATTTGCATTAGTATTAGTGAGCCTTGACCGCATCCGTCGGCAAAGTTCTCTAATTGTTCTCTGTTTTTAGGCGTTGCTACGATACTTCCATCAAGCTTACCTAACTCCGTTGTTACATATTTATTTATTTCCATAGTGGACGTGGCGGGAATCGAACCCGCGTTTTGAAGCATTTGGACTCGGTAACCTGTTATTTATTCGCTTCGTCTAACTCAATTTCACGCCCGTTTCAGGTATGCTCGTATGTTTTTCGGTCGAGTTACAGCACCACACTCGTGCTCATACCTGATTCATTGAGCCGATGGAGGGGCTCGAACCCCCGACCTGCTGATTACAAATCAGCTGCTCTAACCAACTGAGCTACACCGGCAAATTGGTATTAAATTTCGTCATCAATGATTTCCTCTGGTAGTTCATTAAGGGCATAACTATTAATATGTGCATCGTATTTACCAGCCCTATTGTGTTCTTCAATAATAGCCGCTTTCTTAGCATTTTTTAAATCATCATAGACTCCAACTACATAAGAATGTTCACTCTTGGTGGCACGATGCATAGCTACTACCCATATTTTCTGCATTAAAATTTCTTCTTTACTCATCTTTTTAACCTTTTGTGGACGTGGCAGGAATCGAACCTGCACAAGATAAAAAAGGACTTATATGCCTTCAACACCTGCAGATGTTGTCTTGTCTAACCATTTCACGCCCATTTGAGAGGCGGATAGCACTGGAATGTTAGGGATGCACGTCATTTACTAGTATGCCCTGACTTATACCCTTTTCTCTGTTTTATACTATCTTTTGTGACTTTAGTCACTTCCAACCTTTAAAACCTCTCGTGTAGCTAGTAGTGTACTTTCGAACTTTGCTAGCTACTTACGTCGCCAAGACCTGTGTACACTTGCAGACACTTCTTGACTGACGATTTGAATTGTATTACCTGTTTTATGCTCGATAATTGGAACATAGCTATAGGTTTGTGTTGTTGAACACGATACACAAGTGTTATAACCTAAATTTAGTCGTACTGGATGTACTTTATCTCCGCATTTGCAATACATAGTTTTATTTTTTATTCGTTACATATATATTATCGATTTGCATTCGTATTAGCTTTGTAAATTTAATACATATCTGCTTGCCACTGAGGTATACCTGCGTTGTATCTCTCCCAATACTGACGCTCGATCGCCTCTATTTGCACTCTTGTGAGTGGTTTGTGGCTAAATTTCCTTTTATTTGTTCGTTTCTTCATACATTTTAGCGATTGCGGCGCGCATGACGTGGCTGTGTATAGCATTGTAATCATCTCCGTCTTGTTCAAAGTCCGATAGTTGCCAATCGACACTATCATACATCAATTCCATTGTGACGTCCGCGACACCTTGTGCGATTTCGTCAAGTTCTTTCATTTTACTCATAGATATATTCTTGCATCGCATTAATAAAATCGTCTCTGTCTATTATTTTAGCGTCATAGCAGTTTAAATTGTATATAAACGCTTCGTATAATTCTTTATTAGTTGCCATATTCTACTTCGCATTCATTAGTATTCATCCACTCTATATTCGATAGGCTGTGACCTGCACCTATTATAAAGGATTCAAGGTCGTTTACACCATTTGGCACTTTGTATGAATATACTTTGCCATCAGTGAAGTCAAGCACCCAAATATAATCTTGGTATTGCACTTCGTTTATTTCTTTGTTATATTGCTCGGCATTTTCGGCAAGCTTACGCTCTTCTTCCATTTCGTGCCATTTAGTTATTGTATCACTCATAATTTAATCTCCTGTATAATCGCCGGGTTTTTTACTTGCGTAATACGCAGCACATCCGGCATCGTGCAGTTTACGCAGTTCTACATATCTATCGTGATTGTCTATAAAATCGTCAATACGAGCTTTCATTTCTTCCTCCGACTGCGCCGATAAGTAGCTAACATAATAAGGTGCAAAGTTAAAGTGTTTGCAGCTATATCCGCTAGCTAACTTACCGTTGTAAGCCGTCCACTCTTCGTAGTGGTAGGGTATGCCCCTATGCAAAAGCATCCCAGAATCCTTTCTTTTCTTCAACATAAGTTAAACCTTTATAGTTAAACCATTGGTATATTCCGTCTTTGTCTTTAGCTTCGTCGTATTTGAAACCGAATGAAGGAGGCAAATTGCCGACAGTGTAAGGTTTGTAAGTAACTCCGTTGAGTTTAATTTTTTTGTTTGTGGTAAATTTAATTGTGTTTTGCATAGTAGATTATTTTAGTTTTTATTCAATTATATTATCGATACCTATTCGTATTAGCTTTGTAAATCCCACTTCTTATGATAGAAGGTATGAATACGTTCTGACTTACCTTGGGCTACCCATATTTTGTTATGAGAGTAGGAGCGACCTTTACTTCCGGCGCCTTTGCCTTTAATGTACATTCGGTTGTACTCTTTTTCGGTTAATCCTTGGCATAACCCGTCATTAGCGTGATCGATTCGGTGTTTACGATTTCGCTCTAGTCTTGAGTTTTTAACGTACTCACACGCTTCTTTCATTGTCATCATAGTATATTTCGTTTTACCCAGTTAACAATATATTCAAGTCTATCAAGTTCATTTGGTATTAGTACTCGTTTGTAGTTGTAGATAGTTATATCCGCTCTACCCCTGCCATGCCATACTCCCGTCCAATACTCGTTTTTAATTCTCGCTATTTTGTTTATTTGGTACAAATGTCCGTTTGGGTATACCATTCTGACGTAACCTGATTGATAGGATTTTATTTTACGTCCGTCGTTTAATAGGAACGTAGCGGTTCCATTGTTGTTTATTTCTATTAATTTCATACAAATATATTATCGTTAGGTAATCGTATTAGCTTTGTAAAATTTGTTATAAATTTATTCCTATTTGTTTGTTTATTTCCGCTTCTACTTGCTCGAGTAAGTCTAAGTATATCGCTCTCATATCGGTTTCGTCTTCCCACTCACACTCGTCCGCTACATACTCATATATCTTCATAGCCGTATTTGCCCAACCATTCGCTTCTTCGAAGTTAACATAGTAATTAATGGTATCTTCGTCCCAATAAAATTTCTTATTTTCCATATTATTTAAATTTAGCCGCGACTTCGCGAATTTCTTTTTTATCTTGTTCGTCTAAACCTTCAGTGTTCATAGCGTACATTCTTAACGCATAGTGCACAAAGATAGCATCGGATTCAGTGAGTTCAATAGTTCTCATAATGTTTCTATGTTTAAAGGGTGAATATCAAAATCGCTATTAGTTAATTTATAGTAGTCAATGCGTTCTTGAACTTCTTCACGAGTTATTTCACCTTTCATTTGGCGTAAAATATCACTACTTAAGTCAATTTGTTTTCCGTTTTCACAAGTTAATATAAATTGCATAGTATAATTATTTATTCGGTTAATTCGTTTATCTCTATTTGTAAAGCTAATATTTGGTCAATTAAGTCATATTTATCCCACTCAAGTAGTTGGTTATAAGTTAAATTTGTAGTCATATTAGTTTTTATTTTAGATTCATATATATTATCGAAACTAGTTCGTATTAAGTTTGTAAAAAGTATATAATTTATTTGTTAGTAAAAATGGTTTGGTAGGTATTGTACCCTACCTCTAAGCACCTAAAAAAATTATTATTCATTTTGCTTATATTTCAAATTATTACTTATTCAACTTATATTTTTGTTTACTCGAGGCACACTAACTTAAGGTTCCGAAAAAGTGTGACGTTAGGGTGCTATATTATTTATAGTAAGAAGCTATTGTCGCATTTTTCCGATCGTTGAATTAAGATAATACGGTTGCTATACACATCAGTTACGATGTGCACCGAAGTGCGATCTGTTCAACGTTATTTATACTGGTGATGCACACATCTCAACGCGCCAGTCCTGTTTCGATCCACTGATAGAGTTGGTATTCGTCCATCGTTGTCAGCAGACCCAGGGAGGGGGTTAACTTAGGTTACTTTACTTCACCTAAGTCAACTTTTTCAATGATTACATTTCGAACATTCGAAGGCATATCGGTACTTTGAGACCAGTAACCACGCTTTTGCCAGCAAGGCATAATGTTTAGTTTAGGTAACATTACTTTAAGTACTTCATCGTGATTGTAAGTAATTTTTTGATTTTTGTTATTTACAAAGGTGATGATTTGATTACGACCGAACCAAGATTTACGGACTACGAAATTTTTACGTTCGATTGGTGGAAAGATTTCAGATAGTTCAGACTTGGATAGTTTTGAAATTGCAGATTGTAATTTTGAATTTTGCATAGTATTTAATTTAATTTAGATTATTATTTTTATTTGTTACATTTATATTATCGAATACTCTTCGTATTTAGTTTGTATTTTTTATCCATAGATTCCAAAGCTAGTTGGCGCTCCGTGTTGGATTAAGTGCACGATTAAGCTGACACATGCTGTTAGGATGAATCCTGTTACACCGATCACGATTGCGTGACCTACATACTCTGATACTTTTTTGCGGTTAAATTTACGTTGCATAGTTATTTATTTTTTTGTTAGTTATTGTATTTTGTTATTTGTTTTAAGTATTGAATCAATTTCAGTTTGAGTTAGGTTAAGAGCTTTTTCATTTTCAAGATAGTAAAAGAAAGCTTTTGTAATGTTAGTGTAGTCAGATTGTGTTAATGTAATTGTTTTCATATTATTCGTTTTACATTTATATTATCGTTACAAAGTCGTATTAGCTTTGTAAGATTTCGACTCCGATGATCTTACTGTGGCACTCGTTACTGTAACATTTACGCAGGTAGTTGTCCAGATGAGTTTGGTTCTCGAAATGCAGGATCTTGTTGACGTAATTGCCTAACCAGTTCTTTGTGTCTATTCTTACTAACATTGTTATCATTTTAAATTCATATATATTATCGAATACCATTCGTGTTAAGTATGTAAATGCTATACATAGATCCTGTATCCTGGACCTGGGAAAGCGTAAATCCTGCACGGGATCCTGTGACCTGTGTCCGTGCGCAGATGATCCTGGATCCTGGAAACGTGATCTGGGATCCTGAAAACGATACGGGGGCTGGGAAAAAGAAACGGGTTTTACTTATGCCGGTGTATGGTGTATGTATGGTAGCAACCCAAAACCTCTATATATCTAACATTCCATAAAAAATGTGACATTAGGTAGTTATATATAATAGTAGCAGGCAATTGTCGCATTAAAAAGTAAAAAAAGAGCGTAATCATACAGAGTATGACACCAAAATAACTTAATATGCCACAAAAATTATCTCCCGCGGCGAAAAGAGCTAAGGCAGCACGGGACAAAGCTTATGCAATGACCCCGCGAAGGAGAAAAATGAAAGCGGAAAACCAAAAACGGCGTCGAGCCGCTGGCAGTGTCGCTAAAGGTAAAGACTGGGACCACAAAGATAAGCGTTGGGAGACACCAAAGCAGAATAGAGGGAATGATGGTCAAGGTACTAAAAAAGAATCAGGCGCGAGATACGCGTAAAAACACTAAATAAATGGCTAGAATACACAGATACACAAAAGGCACGGTTACACTATCTGACACATTGGTTGGAACCGATGTAGAAAATCAAAAAGCGACGGTAAATATACCAGTTGCGGCTATTGTTGACTTAGCCATTGATTATTTTTCAGTAAATGGTAACGGTAATGGTATAAACCAGAGTCTTCTGAACCTCACAACAAGCATAGATGGCAATACTGAAGCCATTGCAATTTACCAAAACATCGTAAATACACATACAAGCGAGTTAGAATCCATTGTTACGCGCACAGAAAAGCTGGAATCTGTATTTGAAACTAATAATGATGGCACGCTAACGCTATCAACTGCAAATATCACTAATTTTGCTGAAACTATTGCCTCTGAAGGGTTTGCTTCAGCCACCACAGTCGATTCTTTATCTTCACAGGTCCAACAAATTATAGATGGACAGCTTACAATAGACACATACGCCACAATTGATCAATTAGCCAATACAACTTCTACATTGGAGGGATCAATAGCTACATTACAAGATACTTTAACAGCCGGTTATCAAAGTTATGCCGATGGAATTATCCAAACTGATGCTTTTGCAAGCGCTGTAAATGGATTAGTTGTGCAAGCTGGTGCGGATTTCTCATCTTCTACACAATGGACCAATCTTTTAAGCAGTTTTGGTACATTCGACGCAAACGGGAACCTCCAAACTTTATCAAGTGCATTTGCAAACGATGTTTTAAGCAGCTATACAGGGCCAGATTTAGCAACCGCGCAGTCAGTTACTGATTTAGGAGCTGAATTTGGTACATTTGATGCAAATGGCAACCTAACTGGCCTTTCTACAGCATTAGCAGGGCAAATAACAACTACAATTGCAGGTGAAGGGTATGCAACATCATCAGACTTAACTACATTGGAGTCTACATTGACTAGTTATATAGATAGCGAAATTGCTTCGTCTTCAACAGCTGGTATCACTGGGTCGCAACTAACAACAGTATTAGCTGATTATGCATTGGCACAAACCGTAACGGATCTAAATGCACAAATATTTGATGCACAAGGTAACGTTATAGATGCATTTGCTACTTCATTACTGCAAACAACAGCGGGTAATGGCGTGGCTACCGCGCAGAGCGTAACAGATCTTACCGCTACGGTAAATGGCAATACAGCTTCTGTAAATACAAATCAATCGGCTATCGCCGATATAAACGGCAACCTTACATCTGCATATGGTATAACTGTAGACGCTGGTGGTAATATTGCTGGCATGCAGCTATTATCCGATAGCAATACAGGCTCATCTATATCATTCAATTCAGATGTATTTACTATTAATGTAAACGGTACAGATGTTGCTCCATTTATTGTTAATGCCAATGGTATATCGCTAAACGGTGCTGTAACCTTTTCTAATGCATCGACAGGGCAGGGGATTGATTTTGATGATCTTTCCACATACCTAACTCAAAATAATTACACCACAACAAGCGATCTACCGGATACATCTGCATTTTTAGATCAAGCTGCTCTTGCTTCATATTTGCAAGACAATGGGTATGTAACTGGCAATACAGCTGGTATTACAGAGGTGCAACTCCTTAATATATTAAGCGGACAGAATACGACAGTTAATACCGTTATAAACGGTAGTAACATAACAACCGGTATTATAGCTAGCGGCGATTTTGAAATGCCAGTTAATTCTGCATTGTCAGGGTTTTCTGTCAGTGGCATGGGCATAAACTTAGATAATAGTTCTATACATGCGGAACAATTCTATATTAACCCAGACGGGTCGGCAAACTTTGGAGGTACTCATTCAGCTGGTTCAGTCGGTAACTGGACAGTAGACCCAAGCGGTGCGTTAAAAGACGGCTCCTCTGAAATTGTTTTAGATCCAAGCGGAAACTATACAGAAGTAGGGACTGAAAAACTTTTATTGTCTTCAGAAAACCTACCGGCTATCTCACCAAGCGCAGCCGTTAGTGCTAACTTTACATTTAGCCCGGGCACCGTACCAAACCCCCTTAGTAGTTCAGGGCCAAACTATTCTAGCTATAGAAAAACCAGCGCAACGGGATACCAATCTACTACTTTTGGTGCTAAAAAATATAAGTATTCTTATCCAGACCTTACGGGCACCCTGCCTGGCGCTAACGCGCAAAACAATATTTCTTATGATTCCTACACTGGTGGAACGTTTGAATATGTAATACCCTACGGGCAAGGGCCAAATACTCAATCGCAAACCGAAAGTAGTGCCGCGTTTATTGCTACAATGGGCTTTCAAAAAGGCTTCGGAGCTGACTACGGATGGGGGTCAATATTTACCCCTATCAATGACCCATTTACAGGAGAAGCGCCCGACGATGTGGGACCCCTTGACTACACTGCTATTCCAAATGTACCTGGAGTAGCTGGCCTTGACTACGAGCTTAAAGTTACATTTAGATTTAATTTTGTGCCAGATGACATATCTAATGGTCTCGTAAAAATTCTCCACACAGAAGAAAAAGTATTAAGAACAGGCACTATAACAAAAAACTTACGTGACGCTACCCCGCAAATTTTAACTCCTACAAGCGATATAGAATATTTTGGGCTTGAGCTTGTGGTTCCTGGCAATTGGGCCTCAGGGCAAATAGCAGGCTCTTTTACCCCGACGGGTGCAGACGCGGATATTGGCACCCCTTCAAACCCTGGTAAAATAGCGGTTGTTGCAACGTACCATTATGAGATAACCAATATGTATATTTGGGCTGCGGCGGTCCCAAACACTCGACCGGGCGAATATTTATTAAATTCAACTTCACAGCCCTGGGCGTATACATATTTCACCGGAAGACAGTATTTATCCTCTGGCGAGGATTTGTATAACTCATTCAGTAATGTATTATTTACAGGAGCGGGCAGTAAAACAAATATAGGTTTAAATGGCATGCAAATTAGAGGGTCTAAGGGTTTTGTTGCCTTTGGAGACGTTGTGCCAGGTTCTGACAACGCGGTTGCTCAAATTTGGGGTAATGCAAATGTATTTGGCACCATAACAAGCAACGCCTCGCAGTCGTTTTCAGATAAAAATTTAAAAGAAAATATTAATCCAATTTCAAATGCACTAGATACGGTTTCGAAATTGGAGCCTGTTTCCTTTAGTTGGAAGCCGGGTATGCGAAATATGGATTTAGGCACGCGATATGGGTTTATAGCACAAGACATACAGGGTGTTTTACCGACTATTGTAAAAGAAGGTGATCACTTAACATTAGAGCATAATAATATTATATCAATAAACACTGCGGCTATTAAAGAGCTAGTAGATAAAATAAATAAACTCGAAGAAGAGATAAAAACATTAAAAGAAAATAATGGCTAGAATACCTACTTATCAAAAAGATGTATATATATCCGATCTTGACCGTATAATCGGTACAGATGGAGACACTAACGAGCTAGTAACAAAAAACTTTTTTCTAGGAGATATTGCAGAATATGTCATTGATAAGTTTATAGACCCAGACGCTGTTAGCTTTACAATACCAGTATTAAGAGATACTCAAGACACCGTTGGAGCTAATGCAACGCGTATAACAGGTTCTATTATGTCGCAAGACACAAATCCTGACGGTACTAAAATAACAATTGCTGGATTACTACAAGTTGATAAAGAAGCTAATATAAAAGGCAAACTTACAGGAGGCGTTGCTGAACCTGGGCAGTTGGTATTAAATTCAAGCTTAAATGCTACGGGTATTACAATTAAAGCGCCGCTTCACGCTGATCTGCCCGCTTCATACACAATGGAACTGCCAAATGATATTGGTACAGCTGGCTCACAACTTACAACAGATGGTGTAGGTAAAGTATATTGGGCGGACCCAGAAGATGACAATCTAACTTTTTCTGGCGATGCAGGGCAAGGAACAGTAGATTTAGACACTCAAATATTGAATATAGTAGGTGGTAATTATATTTCCACCACGGCGCTTAACCAAACACTTACTATCAATATTGACGGTGTAGTCACCGGCTCTGGCACTACGGGTACGCTGCCAATGTGGGGTTCAACCGGCGAGGATTTAGTTGACTCTCTTGTTAGTCAAGGAGGCAGTACAGTTTATATTGATGGCAATGTTACAGTTACCGGAAATAGCACATTAAATGGGAATGTTACTCTTAGTAACAACTCAGGCGATTTAATAACACAAAATGGTACGTTATATTTAAATGGTCCTGTAAAAGACACAACCAACACGTTTGGTACGGCTGATCAAATTTTGGTATCAGATGCAAGCGGTGAACTTATATTTACAGATTCAACTAATATAGCTGTAGGATCTGCAGAAGTTATAGAAGTCCCTGTTAAAAACCTACAAGGATCAGCGCTAACAAAAGGCGATCCCGTTTATATATCAGGCTCTGTAGGCACATCGGGCAGACTGGAAGTGCAATTAGCGGATGCTTCTAATGCAGCTAAAATGCCTGCTGTTGGTTTATTAAAACAAGATCTAGGTGTAAATGAAGAGGGGTTTGTGGTTGTAACTGGTAAGCTTAGAAATCTAGACAATGGTGCAATTGATGGGCAAACGCCGTCTCCTAATGATGTTGTATATGTAAAAGCCAGCGGCACTACCGGGAATGCGCTTACACTTGTAAAGCCAGTGGGTAGCGCTCTTATCCAAAATATGGGTAAAGTTGGTAGGGTGAGCAACGTTGGGTCAAACGACGGAACGTTTGTTGTATCATCTATACTTAGAACAAACGATATACCAAACCTAACACCCGGTAAAATATGGGTTGGATCAACAGGTAATACCATTGAATCCACTGTAGTTAGCATAAACGAGGCTAATGATAAAGTAACTATAGCAGGAACAATAGATTTAAGCGACAGCTATAATAGCACTATAATAGGTACATTGGCAGGTGGCAATGGTAGAACAAGTATAACTGCGGTTGGTTATAACGCTCTTCAAAACAACACAGGAGATTATTCAAACGGATTTGGATCTTATGCACTCCAAAACAATACGGGGCTTAGTTCAAACGGATTTGGTTATAATGCACTCCAAAGCAACACAGCAGGTACTTCAAACGCATTTGGAAGCTCAGCACTTCAAAACAACACAGGGTTGAGATCAAACGCATTTGGACATTATGCACTTCAAGACAACACAGGAGATTATTCAAACGGATTTGGTTATAATGCACTCCAAAACAATTCCGGAAGCAATAACACAGCTTTCGGTCATATAGCAGGCTACGAGAGTCTATATCTAACCGGCTCCAACAATACATTCCTTGGTGCTTATGCCTCTTACGGAACAAATACAACCATATCTAACTCCACAGCTGTAGGGGCAAACGTTATACTAACCGATTCTAATACCGTTATATTAGGAAATGGAGCAAATGTTGGTATTGGAACAACGAGTCCTAGCCAGAAGCTTGATGTAGACGGCCACATAAAAATGACCGAAACGGGAGCTACGTCTGATACTGACAAATTTGTAGTATTAGATTCGGGTGTTTTAAAATATAGAACAGGCGCACAGGTATTAAGTGATATTAGTAATTCAATACTATCGCAAGATACAAACCCGGCTGGGAGGGGTTTGGTACTTGATGGTGATAGAATAAAAGTTGACGGTACCGCAGGCGTTAAAGACTCTTTAACTATTAACTATGATGACGGCACTAACCCAAGAGTTTTTCCTCAACAAGGCGAGAATTTTACTACAAGGCCAACAGGTAGGATAGGTGTTGTTAACAATGACGGGGCTTTAGAGTGGGCATTTACTGCTGTATCGAAAGGAGACCCAGATTCTAAACGGAGCGGTCTGTTGCATAGTGAGTCAAACGCTTATAGGCTTATACTTACCAACGCAACGGAGGAAAGTGTATATTTGAACTCCGAGGGCGATAGCTTTATAAAAGGTAAGTTGGGAATAGGTAAGGATGCTCCAAACTATAAATTAGATGTTGATGGCAGCGTAGCGGTTAGTGGTGATATATACACAAACAGAGTTCGCCGTGCTAATGGTGCAACCGAATTAAGAATAAATCAAGCTCGTTTTTTCGATACTGGTAATATAGCTAATAAATATGGCACAGATATAGGTGCAACGTTGCATTTACGTACAGATTCATCAGCAGAAGATAAAGATGTTATTGCCCTTACAAAAGAAGGGGAGGGCACAAGTGTAACAAGTGGGATAAAACAAAGTACCGCTGGAGAATATACGCTTATTTTAAGAGATGCTTCAAACAATCAACGTGTAAACTTCACTACAATAGAATTAGGGCAATCTTTTATTGATAACACAAGGGTAATCTTATCAGGAAATACTAACAACGCAAACGGTGCAATAACTATTAACGGCAGAAAGTGGAGTAGTGGGGAAAGAAATGCTTTTATGAAATTTAATAAAAGTGGTACGCAACTTGATACCGCTCTGGAATTTTATAGTGGTGGTGTTTTAAAAGGCAGTATTGCTTATGACAGTACAGGCACGGCTTACAACGTTTCGTCAGATTATAGATTAAAAGAAAACGTAGTAGAAATAACAGACGGAATTGAAAGGTTAAAACAATTAAAACCAAGTAGGTTTAACTTTATTTCAGATGCTGACAAAGTAGTTGACGGATTTATTGCTCACGAAGTGCAAGACATAATACCCGAAGCGGTAACTGGGGAAAAAGATGCGACAGAAGAATATGAAGTAACACCAGCCGAATATGACGATTATGGAAATGTAGTTTCAGAAGCTGTAATGGGTACAAGAGATGCGTATCAGCAAATAGACCAAGCTAAAATTGTTCCACTACTTACAGCAGCGTTACAAGAAGCAGTTGCAAAAATAGAAAGCTTAGAGGCAAGAATACAGACTTTAGAGGGTAACTAAAGTAAAAACCAATAAAAACAAGTAATATATAAAATATACCCTGCTCGGGAAAGAGCAAACCATTTATTAACATAAAACCAAAACCAATGACACTATTTTATTCGACTAGCACGTGGAGTAGTCAACCACAACCAAATGAAAAAACCGTAGAAACCTGGAAACACGCCGCTGATAAATCTAATTGGCGAATTGTGCAGCTACCGAATGGATTCTACCAAACAGAAATTAAAGTACCAGACGAAGACTCTTGGAAAGATATTACAAGAAGAGAAACTATCGAGGGCGCAGAAGCAGCAATTGACGGATCAATTGAGTATTATCAAAAGAAACTTGATTTTATGAAAGGACCTAAAGTTGTAAAGACTTTTGAAAAAGAGTAAGTAATTTAAAATTTAATTTAATGGAATTTAATAACCCTAGTGAGATAGTTAAAACTCTCACTTTTGGCGATGAAGCCAAACAACAAATTATGCAAGGCGTTGAAAAACTATCAAACGCAGTAAAGAGCACGTTAGGTGCGTCTGGAAAATGCGTGATATACGAAGACGCTCTTGGTAAACCGGTGATAACAAAAGATGGTGTAACCGTTGCGGAAAGCGTAGTCTTATTACATCCGGTTGAGAATATAGGCGCCACGCTTATAAAAGAAGCGGCCAGCAATACAGTAAAAGAAGCAGGGGACGGTACAACGACTTCAACCGTCCTCGCGCATTCTTTGCTTAAAACAGTTAACGAAAATTTAGATGAAGAAAAAGTTAGAGAACTTAAAAGTGGCATTATCAGCGGTGCTGATAAAGTTATGGTTTATCTCGACAAAGCCAGTACTAAAATTAAAGGTAAAATGCTTAAGCAAGTTGCTAGTATTTCATGCAACAACGACACAGAGCTTGGAGATAAAATTGGACAAGCTTATGAAAAAGTTGGAAAAAATGGAGTCGTTTTAATGGAAGAGTCGGAGACGAACGAAACTTATGTTGAGTTTGTTGACGGCGTACAATTTGACAGCGGATTAAAATCCCCCCATTTGGCAACTGATAAAAACAAGGGGACAGCCATACTTGAAGATCCATATGTGCTCATAGTATCTTCACCGATACCAAATATAAGAAGAATACAGAATGTATTAGAGTTTGTGATTAAAAACAAGAAAAGCTTGTTGATAGTTGCAGATGTTGAGCAGCAGCCATACCAAACACTGCTAGCCAATAAAGTAAAAGGTAATATAAAAGTTAATATTGTCGACCTTCCTGGGTTTGGCCCTACCAAACAACAGACGCTAGAGGACTTAGCGATATTAACAGGAGCTACCATCATAAACGAGGAGTTAGGGGACGATTTAGAGTTTATAGAGCCTGATGTATTAGGGAAGGCATTTAAAGCTGTTACGGACGATAAAAACACTGTTCTGCAAGTAGCAGAGGCTACTGAAGAGGTTGCTTTAAGAATAAAAGATGTTGAAAAACAGATTAGCGAAGAAACCAACCCGTTTTTTAAGAAAAAGCTAGAACAGCGATTATCAATGCTCACCGGTCAAGTTGGTGTAATTTATGTAGGCGCTAACTCTAAAGTAGAGCTTAAAGAAAAGAAAGACCGCGTTGAAGACGCTATTTATGCGACAAAAGCTGCTTATAAAGAAGGTATAGTTGCTGGAGGTGGTGTAGCTTTGCTTAATGCAGCTACGTTGATAACACCTAAAAACAGAGGTGAAGAGATATTGCTTGAAGCAATTAAAGCTCCTTATAGGACCATATTAGCGAACGCAAATATCAACGATACTTTACAGTCAGACAGAAAAGGTTGGGGTATTGATGTTACAACAGGTAAGCCTGTAAATATGATTAGAGCAGGTATTATTGACCCTGTTTTAGTTACAAAAGCGGCTTTAAAAAACGCAGTGAGTGTTGTTAATACAATTATATCTGCCGATTGTGTAATCAGTAATAAACGATTAGCATGAAAGCAATAAATCATTTTGTAATTGTAGACAAAATAAAAGAAGAGCCTACAAAAGTTGGTGGGCTTGAACTTACTGAAAAGCAAAATAAAGACGTTCGATACTTAAAAGGTAAAGTCGTAAGCTTTGGTAATTTAGTTGATTCACTGAAAATAGGTGATATAATTAGATATGACAAGCACGCTGGCCATGGTATAGAATGGCAAGATAAGCTGCTTTATGTATTAAAGATCTCAGACATAGTGCTTATAGAATGAAGTTAACCGGTAGAGATCTACAAGATATGAATTTGTTGAAGTATTACAGGCTCATAAGAAGGTGGGCCTGTAAAACTTACAACTTAAAAGACGCTGATCTAGAGCTGTTGATATACCTAGATTGCAAAAAGCTTTTTACACGTAATGATTTTATTAATGGCGTGTACACCTACAGTTGGGATAAAAACAGGTGGGAACGGTTAAGAAGAGATGGTTGGATAGACGCTTTTAAAGAGCGCAATAGGACAACCTCTAAATACGCTGTGTATAAGACATCATTCAAATGTCAGTCTTTAATTAAAAGAATATACAGAATAATGTTGGCAGAAGAAGATTTGCCAACATCTGCAAGAAGTACATTTTATAAAAACAAAACATATACAGATAAAGTCTTTAATAAGGCAATTGACGATATGATTAACGATAAAGAACGATGAGTTTTAAATTAAAGTCTAAAGGCGAACTTTTCGGCTACAACGAAGAATTATCTGAATTTGGTAGACCAGTATTTGAAAAGCCTTTGGGCGATAATATTATAGCTGAAGCTAATCGCGATGGCACTACATTCGTAAATGAAAACGCAAGTGAAAAGCAAAAGCGCGATTCTATAAATCATGAAAATGTGCATCATGACCAGATGAAGCAAGGCCGTTTGCAATATACAAACGAAGAAGTTATTTGGAAAAAAGATACGAAGTCGCCTGCCAGAGTATATGAGCGTATAGGTGGCAGAATAGTAAATAAAACAACAAACGAGCCTGAAGGTTCCATGGTATTTCAATGGGAGGTAGAGGCTAGAAAAGCAGATTAATTATGGCAAACCCAATTACAGCAATAGCATCTCGCTCATGCGCGAAGAATTCAATGTTGAAGCAAACAAAAGAAGACGAAAAGGATTTATCAAAAGGTTCAGAAACTAAATCGGTATCTACCACAGCCGACGTGGCGCAGGACATTGGTGGTGGTCGCGCTATTTACGGCTCTCAAACCGACACCACAATAACTTCACCAGGTTCAGAAGGAACGTCTGGTACTAAATTACCAAGCTATAAAGAGGCCTGGGAACAAGATTTAGAAGGCATTAAAGGCAAGTATGCTAGTTATGAAGATTATGTTAAAGACATGCAAGGCATAAAGCCTGGCGATACAAGAGACGTAGAAAGAGAAGCTGCTAGAGCTGAAGCTGCTAAAGGCACACCCGGCACTCCAGGCGAAGAGAAAAAAGATTCTGAGTTTAAAATAGATCAAGAGCAGGTCAAAGGCATGGAAAACCTTGACTTACGCCAAGAAATCCGTAGTGAAAAAGCCTTAAATAGATTAGACAGACAGGCTGAGCGCAGGCAGCACCGCTTTGAAAGAAAAGGGCTAACAGGTGAAGCTAAAAGAGAGGCGCGGGCAAAACAAAAAGTAAAGAAGAGAGCTAGCAATATACAAAGACAGCAAGATATTCAAAATCTTATAGCGCAGCGTAAAGCTCAAAGGGATTTACAAAGAGATCAAAGCAGCTTTGGTGGGGAAAATTACTACACTGGCAAAGTCAGAGCTGATGAGGCCGGGATGAGCGCAATGTCAGGCATGGGGGATGTAAAATTTGCTCCTAACACTGACGTAGCACCGACTTTTAGCGGGAAAACCCCAGCCGGGAATTTGCTTCAGAATGCAACCAATTTAGTAAAGCCACTCGGCAATATTATTGATGATGTTTTAAGCGGGTCTAAAAAAACCGGGCCATTAAAGAAAAACTATTTTAATAAATAATTATGTACGATCAGCGACCAGCAAGCTCTATGGTGCAGAAGCTCCGTAAGACAACAAAAGGTAAAGGACGTCATTTCTTAACCGCTAAAGAGGGAGCTGGAATGACTGAAGCCGGTAGAAAAGCATATAACAAAGAAACCGGTGGTAATCTTAAAGCACCACAACCAGGCGGAGGCAAAAGACGTACATCATATTGCGCTCGTTCAAAGGGGCAAATGGAAATGCACAATATTAATTGTAGTAAAACACCTGAAAAAAGAATCTGCGCTGCAAGGCGTAGATGGAAATGTTAATTATGGAATCTAAGGGTTTAGGTGATACAGTAGAAAAATTTACTAAAGCTACAGGCATAAAGACTGTGGTTGATAAAGTATCTGAAGGTTTGAACATCCCGTGTGGGTGCCAGCACCGCAAAGAAAAGTTAAACAAAATGTTTCCTTATAAAAAATAAAACAATGGGATATAATAAACCAATTACAGCAAGAATTCAGCATTCTACAAATAAAGGGATGAAAGTACAAGATCCCCTACTTGATCTAGGTAGCCCTAACAAAAAAGAGTTAAACTACGGGGCTGATGCGTCTTTAATGAGCGGCGCGGAGAATAGTAAATTTGTAGACGTAGCAAAAACAATGGGCGACGCAATGGACGAAGCAACGGATAAAGATACAAAATCTGAATAGTACAGTGTATGTCAAAAAAACCATTCAAAGAAACTAAAGTCGGGAAGTTTTTATTAGATAAGCTTCCTGGTTTTGTTGCGGGTACATTGCCGGATAAAGGGGTACTGGGTATTGTTAAGAATTTAATTGACAATGAACCAAACCTTACGCCAGAAGATAAAGCTCAGCTACATCAAGAGCTTGTGCAGATATACGAGCTTGAAGTTGCGGACCGTGATTCCGCAAGAAAACGCGAAGTTGAAAAAGCTAAAACCGGAGGTTTTGATTTTATGTTTAATCTTACCGGCGTAGTTGGCTTAGGGGCTTTTGCGTTTATTATATATGCAATTGTATATCTGCAAATACCAGAAGGTAATAAAGAAGTTTGGATACATCTTATTGGTATATGCGAAGGTATTGTACTCTCCATATTTGGCTATTTCTTTGGAGCGGCAATAAAGAAAAACAAATAGCACGTAATTAATAACTTATACAATAACAATTAAATTAAATAAAAATGGCAAAAACAGTAGATTTAGTACCAGAAAAATTAACGTCAGAAGAGTTAGACACTCTAAAGAATACTATCAGTCAATTAAACAGTGCTCAATCGCAAATTGGTGGGCTAGAATTGCAAAAGCATGAGCTATTGCATACATTTGCTCAGATGAAAGCTAAGCTGGATACTCAGCAGAAAGAGCTACAGGAAAAGTACGGGGATAAGGTAATTGACATTAATACCGGAGAATTACGTGAACCTGTTAAGGAAGATTAGTATTGGGAAAGACTATAAAAATGACGCCATGCACTATTCTGTTGGGCAGGAAGTGTATGGCGGTCATACTATAGTTAATATTATAGAAGAGGAAGAAAAGTACTCTATCTATATTCAAAAAGACGACGACATTATACCCTGGAAAGACTTTAATAAGAACATGGCAATTGCGGTTGAATATAATATTGACTACTAATGAAAGGTGTATTTGATTTTATAATTAAACCAAGAGACGGGGAATATTCAAATACAAAAAAAGTTGGTGATAAAAAGTTGATATTAAATACTGAATTACAGAATCATAGCTTTGTTTCAAGAATCGGGGTTGTATTAGCAACACCCAATCCGAATCCTACAGGAGTACGTGAAGGTGATGAAGTAATATTGCACCACAATGTATTTAGAACATTTAGAGACATAAGGGGTGTGGAAAAAAAGAGTAAGTCGTATTATAAAAACGATATGTACTTTGTATCTCCTGACCAAATATTTGCTTATAAGCGAATGGTTAAATGGATACCTCTTAATGGTTTTAATTTTGTGAAGCCCATAAAGGAAACAAAAATGTTTTCTACTGATTTTGAAAAGCCCTTGGTTGGCATTTTAAAATACAAAGACCCATCGCTTAAAGAAGTTGAAGAAGGTGATCTAGTTGGGTTTAAGCCCGGGGCTGAGTATGAGTTCTTAATTGACAAACAAAAATTATATCGTGTTCCAACAAATCTAATTACAATTAAATATGAATATCAAGGAGACGAAGAAGAATATAATCCAAGCTGGGCACAAAGCAGTTGAGGAGCTTATTAAGGTAGCTAAAGAAGCTATTGTTGATTCGGATGACGACATATCAGCGGATAGATTAAAGAATGCTGCCGCAACAAAGAAGCTAGCTATATTTGATGCTTTTGAAATATTGTCACGTATTCAAGAAGAAGAAGCTATACTTGAGAATAAGCCGATAGCTGAAGAAAAACAAAAAACATTTTCAGGTTTTGCTGAAAGAAGATCTAAATAATGTACGAACAAACTTTATATAGTGTAATAACGCCCATAAAGCAAAATACAATATCTAGACTAAACAAAAGCAAAAAATGGGAGTATGGATACAACAAAGAAAACGATGTCGTTGTTATTAGTAAAACTGGGCAAATAGGCGAAGTCTATCAAATACAGAATTTAAAAATAGCTTTACCAAAAGCGCCTGCTAAAATAGATAAGTCGAAAGACAAATGGGTTGTTGAGGAGTTGCCAAAAGAGTTAAAACGCATACAAAGTGTTTTTGATTGGCGCGATTATCCAGACGACTTTAAAGAAAAATGGGAACCATATATAGATGAACAGTTCAGACGCCGCGAAGAAGGCCATTGGTTCAATAATAAAGGTGTGGATACTTACATTACTGGTACTCACTTTATGTACTTGCAGTGGTCTAAAATTGACGTTGGGCTCCCAGAGTTTAGGGAAGCAAACAGATTATTCTTCATCTTTTGGGAAGCTTGCAAAGCAGACCAAAGGTGCTACGGTATGTGCTATCTCAAAAACAGGCGCTCGGGGTTTTCATTTATGGCAAGCGGCGAAACCGTTAACATGGCCACAATATCAAGCGACGCAAGGTTTGGAATATTATCAAAATCAGGGGCTGACGCTAAAAAAATGTTTACAGACAAGGTAGTGCCAATATCGGTTAACTATCCTTTTTTCTTTAAACCAATACAAGACGGTATGGACCGTCCAAAAACGGAATTAGCGTACAGAATACCAGCCTCAAGACTTACGAGAAAGTCTATACAAAACAAACAGGATCAAGAGTTGCTAGAAGGATTGGATACAACTATTGACTGGAAAAATACAGGTGACAACAGTTATGATGGTGAAAAATTAAGACTGTTAGTGCACGATGAAAGCGGTAAATGGGAAAAGCCGGATAATATATTAAACAACTGGCGTGTAACAAAAACTACATTAAGATTGGGTAGTAGGGTTATTGGTAAGTGTATGATGGGATCAACGTCAAATGCTTTAGACAAAGGTGGTGAAAACTTTAAAAAATTATACAATGACTCAGATGTTACAAAACGAAACCGTAATGGACAAACTAAGTCAGGATTATATTCTTTGTTCATACCTATGGAATGGAACTACGAGGGGTTCATTGATTCTTATGGAATGCCTGTATTCGAAACCCCATCAGAAGATTGCTTTGGCCCACACGGCGACCTTATCGAGGTTGGGGTTATTGAACACTGGGATAATGAGGTAGAAGGATTAAAAGGCGACCAGGATGCTTTAAATGAGTTCTACAGACAGTTCCCGCGTACAGAAGAGCA